TGCTTAATCGTCGAGTATTGTTGCATCTTTTTTCTGACCCAAGACTACTTTAAGATCCATCTTAGTTCTAAACGGACCAACATGCACATTAGTTTGTATAGTAGTAAGACGTGGACATAAACTACATACCCAACCATTCTTAAATTTCAAACCATACCATCCTGCCACATGCAGACTCTTACTGGATTCTTTTTTTGTAAAAACAGGATAACCGTTTACATCTTGAACATTAAAAACTTTTTCTTGATCGGTCGGATAACCCATGACTTCTAAATGTCCGCCATGTGTATAATCTCTAACAACAAATTCAATGCCTAACTCTTTTAGTTCGCTAGTATCTGTAATAACATAATCATTGCGTTTAAGATTAATAGAGTAGCTATCATCTTTAAAGTTCATCATGCCCACACGTTTGGAGTTTTCTTCTAAGATCCAAAACTTATCTTTAATAACACTTTTTGCCAAAATCATTTATATGTTGCTCCTAGATATTCGCCATGTTCGGTCATCTTGTCGGCGACTGCCACAAGATTCCATTTACTACAGAATTTAACAAAATGCATGCCTACCTGTGGCACACGGTCTTTATTAACTGCTGTATTAATTGTTTCATCTAACGCTAGTTTAATATCTTCCGGTTGTTGTGTCAAGTCAATTAACTGTAAATTGGCAAGATATCGATCACGCACACGATGTTCGGTACCTTCGTGGTCAACCCAACGCTGAAGCATGAGATTGTTCCAATTATAGCCTTTGGTATCTCTGTCAGCAAAAGCTTCACGCAGACCAACTTTGTTCTTTGTACCTTTTTCACGCACACCCGGATAAGCACTAAACACATTGTCACTGCTGTCGCCACGCATACATTTCTCAAACAGCAACCATTGTGGATCTGGCGGAGCCAACTCTTCTTTGGTTTTTTTATCTTTAACACGTTTATTTTTATCGTCATAGATACCGTCAACAGTAATTAACTGTTTAGTGATACCATTATATTGGCGAACATTAGGTGCCAGCAATTGATAAAAATCGCTGTCACTGCTGACAATCACATGTTGATCTTCTGGATGTGTTTGAATCCATCGTGCAATAAAATCATCTGCTTCGCATCGGCCATGTTGCAATACTGTGCAGTTAGTTTTACTGCTCATATAATCTTTTAGTTGGTCAAAGGCTTCCCAGAACATGCGATCTTCTTCTTGTTCTTTTGGACTTAATGCGGCGCGAGCGGCCGCACGATTGGCCTTGTAGTTAGTGTCAACATCTTTGCGCCAGCTTCGACCTTCTAAACAGATGATAACGTGACTGCCTTTAAAGTCACGCCATACCTTGGCAATACTGTTGAACATGATATGGTAAGCCATGCCTACTTTTGTTTCGGCATCTTCACCGCGTACCACATGTCTTGCACGAAAAAACATGTTGGCGGCATCTACTAGTAAATACATTTTATCCATTCAGATAGCTATTAATAAGTTGTTGATCAATACGATCCTTAAACTGTAAATTAAATTCTTGCAGTAGTTGCATGAACTCTGCGTATTCTTTTACAGTTAAAAGAGTTTCGTTCTTAATGTTGCCGTTGTCATTTCGTTCCATAGTCAGTAATATATGACTATCTCCCACCCAATTAACAGCTAAATCCCAATTTGATTTTGTTGACATAATGTATTGTATAGCCTATTGACTTTAAAGTCAAGACTTCTTACGCTTTTTGGGCAGGATGTCTGCATTGGCCACAAACTTTGATTCTTCATCTAATTGCTGTCCAATATTTTTACACAAATCGGTAAACCATTTGTCCACAATCTCTTCGTCGTTTTTACCAGTGTAGCCGTGTTCCTTAAGGAAAACAATAAAAGGCTGATTCCAATCCAATTCCATAAAACCTTGATTTGGATTACCTTGATCAAAATTGGTATTGATAACATTAACCCAAGGTTCGTTGCTGTCTTTGGGATTGACTTTCTTTGGCTTTGGTTCTTTTGGAACTTCTGTTGGCTTTTTGCCAAATAAATTTTTAAACGGATTTTGCATTTTCTTTCCTGAATTTTTTAACATCTTCGATAGCTGTTACTAATGTGTTGGCATAGTTAACAGCCTGTTGCTCGCTCATGATAAAACTGGCTTCATATTCAATATGACCCTGAGTCAACAACGTCCATATCTTTTGCCAACGATTTAGTTCCCACCATTTGCTTTTTTGTTGTGTGTATGTAATTACCGAAACACCAGTGTCTTCAGCTTCAATCCAAACATTGTGGTCGTGGTTACTGTCACCGCATTGGCAAACTACTTGATATGTTATTGAGTCGCCCCAATCGTTTCGTTTTAAAATTCCTACAGCTGGTATTTGTGGTTTCATAATCTTCTTTAAAACAAGTTAATCTCTTCCCATGGCAAATAATCTTTACCAAAGTGTCCATAGTTTGTTGTGCTACTATAGATAGGACGGAACAGATCGAACCTTTCAATGATACCTTTTGGTGTTAGGTCAACTAAATCTTGACAAGTCTTGGTTAACTTTCTACTATCACCGTTGCTTTCAACATAGAAGCTCATTGGTTGAGCTAATCCAATAGCATAGCTAATTTGTACGTTGGCCCAATCTGCATGTCCGCCGGCCACAATATTTTTAGCGATCCATCGTGTTAGATAAGCGGCACTACGATCTACCTTGGTAGGATCTTTTCCACTAAAAGCACCGCCGCCGTGAGGGCTATAACCGCCGTAGGTATCAACGATAATTTTTCTTCCAGTAAGACCAGTATCACCGTCAGGCCCGCCGATAACAAACCGGCCAGTAGGATTAATAAAAAACTCAGTACCATTGTCTATGTACTTTCCTGGTAAAATATTTCTAATAAACGCTTCGATAACGTTACGTAGAGTTTCAATGTTGATATCTTCATTGTGTTGTGTACTGCAAACAACTTTGGCGATACGTTTAGGAGTACCATCATCATTGTATTCAAATGTTACTTGACTTTTAGCATCGGGCCCTAAGAATTTTAACACACCGTTTTTACGTGCGTCTGTTAGGCCTTCGACAATACGATGACTCCAATAAATTGCACTTGGCATATAGTTATCGGTTTCTTTGCAAGCATAACCAAACATCAAGCCTTGATCGCCTGCACCAAACGTATCTGTACCTAATGCGATATCTGCACTTTGTCCATGTAGCAGGTTTGTAATTTCTACGCCACGCCAATCGAATCCTGACTGTTCATAGCCAATTTTTCTAATAACATTACGGATAGCACCTTCGACATCTAATTTGTCTAAAATACCTTTGTATTCCCCGGCAACGACAACACGATTGGTAGTTACCAATGTTTCGCAAGCACATCGGAGACTTGAATCTTTTTTGGCCATTACTAAATCTAACACTGCGTCACTGATGGCATCAGCAACTTTATCTGGGTGTCCTTCTGACACGCTTTCGCTTGTAAATAAATAACTCATTAAAAACCTTTATATTAAACTTTTATTCTGTGTATCATGTATTGTCATATTCAGGTTTGTAAAATAAACGTGCCAAAGGCACAGCAACAATAGTACTGATTAGACTCATAATTACCACGGCAGCAAACATATTAACACTAATAATACCTGCTGTCAATAGCATAGTGACTAGGAAAATCTCCATTAGTCCTTTAGTTTGTAGCAAGGCTGTTTTAAGACATACAATTCTAATGCCTTGATCTCGATAGGCCAACCATACACCAACAAACTTAGTCGCGATGGCTATAACAAACATTCCCACAGCACCTAGTAAAATTGTAGACAGGTCTAAGGTCCATGATGTTTTTAATCCAGTCCAAATAAAGAACACGGGCATTAACCAAAACATCTGTTGCGTGGCCATACCTTCATTCCATTTGATAGCGTGTCTAGGAGTAATCATACCAGCAAAGAATGCACCCAATACCCAATGTAGTCCAGCCCAATAACTAAATGCTGCCATGCTTAAAGCCAATGCAACAGTTAACGTAGGATATGATTGTTCACCGGCAAACTCTAAAATCTTTGGCCAAATATAATACAACGCAAATAATACAGCAAAGAAAATAGATGCATTAACGGCTAACTTTCCCATGCTGACAACGACTGCCACAGTTAACCATAAGATTAAATCATCAAACGTTACCAATGCCAACAGCTTACGGAAATTAGGAGTGTTATAGATTCCTAAATTTTGACTGGCAACTACCAGCATAGGCATTGCAGTAATACAAGTTGCTACGCCCATAGTCCAGGCATACTTCCAAAATGGCACATCAGGATTGTGCCAAACGGGATCATCGAAGAACAGCATAAAAGACGCACCAGCAAGTACAATTGGTACTAAAATGACATGGAACGCTTTCCCCCAGATTGCATTACCTTGTTCGGCAAGTACTTCTTTGGGCTTCAATTCAATACCTGCAATAAAGGCAAATATACTGATGGCTAATATCTGTATAGCATCTAGTCCTGTTCTAATGGGCTGTGTAAACACAGTGGTCCATAGCTCTGGCCAACTTGAACCAAGTGCGCTTGGCCCGAGACAAATACCAAATGCAATCTGCGCCATTGGCAGTGGAATCCATTTTTCTAATCTTGTGATTTTTAAAATTAGCCACGGCACAAATATCATTGCGGCTATAATGAATAGTAAATTTCCCATATTATTTTCCCCATCCGTTTGACCATATGTCTACATGTAGTCTTGGACTATATCGATAGCCTCTTTTTAATGCTTCGTCGGCTACCTGTCTGATGTTGGCAAAATAACTTTCATCTGTACCGCCCACTGGCATTACATAAACTTGTCCGCCAAAGCCTGCGGCACGATATTCGCTAACAGCTTGATCTACTTCATCAAAATCTTCTAATGTGGCTACAACAAATTTTAAATAAACATAACCTAATCTCTGATAGTCTACCACCACTTGGGGTTTAACTGCATCAGACCATGCTTCGCCGCTGGCACTTAACTTTGGACTTACACTAAATGTAAGGTCATCATAGTCTCGACCAAAACGTGTGTATTCTTCAAATAGATAAGTTTGTAACTCATCTCGTACTTGTTGAGTGCCGTTAGTTTCAAATGTAAGATGTTTTAGATCTTCCATGCGACTATTGCTCAACAGTTCGGGATATAATTGTTGCCAGCCCAATAAAGGTTCTCCGCCAGTGATAACCAAATGCACGTCATTGCCATTATGCTGTCTCCAACGATTGTTAGGAGTAAGTGCCAAGAGCTTATCTATAGTTTCGTCAACAGTATAGTTTGGACTTAGATGTTTAAATGCTGGATGCCAACTTGCATAGCTGTCACAGCCTGTATGTGCTAATGGCAACTCTTCAAAACTACTAAAAAAGTGTACAACATTAGCAAGGTCGTCGGGG